TCCAAACTCTTTTAAATGACTGGAGAGAGGAAGACAGATCAGATCTAACAAGAATGATTCACTATGAGTCAATTGTTGCACAGCACCTTGTAGAGAAAAAAGAAGTTATTGAAGTTGACAATATGTCAAATCCTGATGTAGATGGTCTTGTTGTAAAGATAATGTCTGAAAAAATTAATAAAAAATATGGCTCAACACTAACATCAGATCAAAAATCAATTTTGCAAGAATATGTTTTTTCAATATCTGAAGACAACGAAGAAAGAATCCAGAAAAAATTAAAAGATATAAAAAATAGATCTGTAATAGATCTTGAAAATTTAGGAAGCCATACAAAAAATACTATAATTTTAGAAAAAATATCAAGCGTCAAAAATAAAATCATATCAGAGTCTTTAGAAAGTATAAATGACGAATCTATTTCTAGGTTTCTGGTTCTTGTAAAGCTTAGAGAAGAAATAAAGGAGGCCTTAAATGAGTGAAGCAAAACAACTTTTAACTGAATGGACACCTCTTTCATATACACCTGAATTGATAAAAGAGTCAATGGGAGAAAATGAAGGAAAAATTATGCTAAGAGGCATATTGCAAAAATGCGATACGTTAAACCAAAATGGAAGAATCTATCCTAGATCAATACTGGAAAGAGAAGTTACCAATTACCAAAAGTTTATTAAAGAAAGAAGAGCTCTAGGTGAATGTGATCACCCAGATTCTTCAGTTGTAGAATTAAAAAACGTTTCTCATCTTGTAACTGATGCAAAGATGGAAGGAGACAATGTAATAGGTGTAATAGAGATCCTTGATACACCTTCAGGAAAAATATTAAAAAGCCTAATTGAAGCAGGTGTGACATTAGGAATATCATCAAGAGGTGTAGGCTCGACTAGAAGAGATGCAGATAGACAGATAGTTCAAGATGATTTTCAACTAATATGCTTCGACATGGTAAGCGAGCCCTCTACTCCCGGTGCTTTTATGCTAAGAGAGGGAAAAGAAGTCTCAGAAGCGGAGCTAAATAAACATTTTACCAGCTCTGATAGAATTGATAGAATTTTCAATGATATACTCAAGTGGTGAAAAATGAAGCTAACAAAGACACATTTAAAAATGATTGTCAAAGAATGTCTTGTTGAGATTCTTGAAGAAGGAATTGGTGAGACAGAAAAGAGAATTAGTGAATCTTCAAATAGAAGAGTAGAGCATGCGCCTCCTAAAAGATCTAAATCTCTAGATAATATTTCTTGGGATTCTCAAGAATCGGGAAACAATAGAGTAAAAAACAACAATTTTGAAAAAAATATAAAAAAAGTTGCAAATGAAATGACTTCTGATCCAATTCTTTCTTCAATATTAGCAGATACTGCAAAAACAACCTTACAAGAGCAAGTAGAAAGACACGGACCCGGC